AACAACTTCATTTTCTGTCGTTGCAAGTGTTTTTTCGCGCGCTTCTAAATTTGTTGTGATTGATTTAGTGACCGCTGTATTGTTTTCAATAAACTTTTCATTTTGTTTAATTTGTTCTTTTGTTTGCAACGTGTTATTTTTTTTGTGAATATACAACGCACCCAATCCAACCGATAACGCTGTAACACCTACAATAACCAAACCAACCGGGCCTGTTAAAAATGTCATTGCGGTTGCCAACCCCCCAATTGCGGGAGTTGCTGCTGTGGCTCCTGTTGTCATTACGGCCATTGCTGCGCTCACTGTACCTAACGTTGTGAGCATTGTTCCACCGATTTTTAATAAACCATCACCAACACGTAATAATGGTCCTGCTGCAAGCGCTAATCCTGCGGTCATTAGAATTGTTTCTTGTATTTCAGGGTTTAAGTCGCTATACCAATCAGCAACATCACCGATCACATCTCCTACGTCCTCAAGAGCCGGTATAAGTGTTTCAAGAACTGTTTCGCCTAATTCACTACCCGCAATTTTAATCTTATTAAATGCCGTTTTCGCATTATCTGTACTACTTTCAATTTGATCATATGTACTCTCAACAACACCACCAGAATTTTCTAAGGCCTCAATATAATCATTGATTTCAAAACGTCCGCCTTGAATTGCATCCGCTAAATCAGGACCCGCTTTTTGGCCAAATACATCAATAGCCATTGACGTTGCTTCCGCGATGCCAGGTGCTGATTTAATAGCATCTAACGTCTTTTGAAACTCAACTTTTGAATCTTTTCCTTCTGCTGCCCAATTTGAGATGGCTTTTTTCATACCACTAAAGGCAATTTCCGTATTAACTCCGGCTTTTTCCCATCCCGCAAACATAGCAATAGACGTTTCGGTATCAAATCCCAATGCACGCATTGGGGCGCCGTATTTCGTCAAGTTTGTTGTTAATGATTCCATTTCAATACCGCTTTTTTGTGCTGCAACGGTAAGCATATCAAGAACTGAATTATATTCATCTGCTTCAATTCCAGCATCAGCCATTGAACGCGTTACCAATTGCACCGCGGAGTTAACATCTATATCATTTACTTTTGCGAATTTTAAAAAATCTTCCGATGCTATTTTTAATTTATCACCTGTAAATCCAAGTCTTGTATTAATTTCGCCAATCGCATCACCGATATCGCTTAAATCCTCAGGAACGCTTGATCCTAAATCTTTATATATCTTTTCAAGATCTTCAGCACTTGCGCCAGTTGCACCAGTTTTTTTAATGATTGTGTCCATTCCATCATCAACATTTTTGAACGCCACAACGGATGCTGTACCCAATGCAATTAATGGCACCGTTATTCCCATTGTCATCTTTTGCCCTGCGTTTGCCATGCCATCACCCATAGATGTCATTTTTGCACCTGTGGTATCAAGTTTCGTTCCTAAAGCTGTCCATTTTGAACTTTGCAACGCAATTGCACTATTGTTCGATTTTAATTGGGCTTCTAACTTGTTTAAATCAGCGGTTGTTGTATTTAATGATCGTTGCAACCGTTGTGTACTTTCATTGTTTTCACCATAAGCCGTTGTAGATTTATCAACCATCGTCGTTGTTTCTGCAATTTTTTTCCGTTGCAACTCGATCTGCTTCGTTAAGACTTCATTCTGAGCTGATAATGCTTTTTGTGATCTATCATTTTTGTCAAACTCACTGAAAACTGATTTCAATTCAGTTTTTAAAGTTTTGTAGCTACTGTTTATTTCTCGAATGGATTTTTTAAAGGATTGTTCACCCTCGACGGCAACTTTAATCCCTGTACTATTTGCCATATATTATCCTCCTTCCCATTTAAAATCCTTTTAGCATCGCTACTACTCGTCTTTGATTTTCCCAATATTTCTTTTCTTGTTTGTATTCAACTAAATCTAAATACTTAAAAATATCCATTTTATCAATTTCCGAAAGGCTGACCCCTTCATCTAATCGAGCTAAATAAAATAGTTTTAACCACTCAAACAACGTGATTTTTTTCCCAGTTTCACCACTGCCTAATCGTTTTTTGTTTGTATTTTTTTAGCCATTTTTATACCCACGCCAAAGCATTGTAAATTAAGAATTTGCCATACTTCATCGGCATTTAAACCGTCTTGAATATCTTTAATTTCAAATTGATTGTCATATAATTTAATGACTTGTTCAGCCATCATGTTTAATTTTTTTATTAATACTTCTTCTTTTTTTAGTTCTTCTTCAAATTCCAATGATTCCCATAACGCCGCCCCTGTCAATTTCTTTGTTGTGTACGTTTTTTTACCTAATTTTAATTGCATTTTTATCTCACTTTCATATTAAAAAGAGGGGCAATTACGCCCCTAAGAATTGTTTATATTACTACTGTTTTGTAAACTGTTGCCAAGAAACTTTCAGGTGGCGTGCTACCCTCTGATTCATCCATAACAATTGCTTTTTCATCGTCATCATCGGCGATGAATGTGCCTTTTAAGGTTGGATTTGAGAAAGTGACTGTTCCTTCTTCTTTTTGTTTGAAAGATTTCGATGGTTGTAAGAATTTACCTTTATACAACCAAGTGTAAGCACTTGTTGTGTCCTCATTTTCAATTTCAAATCCTACTGCTACATAAACAGCACTATCACCGTCTTTTGTGAGTAATGTTCCTTTAACAGAATCATAGGTGCGTCCTAACAACGCGGCACGATCTTTCATAGGAAAACTATTTAGTGTTGCTTCAAGAGTTAAATCACCCTCTGTTGTCACAATAACACGTGTTTTTCCATCACCTGATAATTTGGATTCCTCTGTTTTCATGTCAATTTTTACGTCCATTAAACCAGGGATCGCAACTGGCGTTTCATAGGTAATAACTCCCTCAGTATCAATCAATGTTGCATAACAAAAATTTTTAATATTAACTGGTATTGCTTCCATATATTTCTCCTTTTAAATTAATTTTTTATAATAAAAAAGCACCCTTATCAGTGCCTAGCGTGTGATCTTTTTCAATTCTTCTTCAACTACTTTTTTCATTGCAAGTGCAACTTTTGTTCTTGTTTGATTCATAGTTTTGCGTACAAATGGTTTTTTAGGTCTAGTTGACGTTCCTGATTCCAAGACTCTTGCAATCAATTGGAATGCGATATGGTTATTATCGTATCCATCAAACCCAATATGTGCCGACCATTCACTCCCCATCATTCCAATTGGGGTAACTCCTAGCGCGTCAACTAATTGTCCTGTCGCTTCATCGGACAAAATACTTTTAAGATTTATTTTCATCGTATCAGCAACAATTTCTACTCCTGCATAGATCGCTTTTTGCGCTATTTCTTCACTTTCCGTCGCATATCTTTCAAGATTAATTGCAAAATCTTCATCAAGCATAAATTTAACGGTTGCCATTATCCTACACTCCCCGTAATAGCCCAAACCCATTCGGTATGAATCAATTTTGTATCAGGTTCGTATTGGTTTGAGTTTAATTTAAACCCTACTCCATAATCATTAAAAGCTTTTTGAATTAAATCGATTAGGGGATCATTTTCAATTTTGCTGTATAAATCAACCGTTCCTTGCATTGTTTGGCTTATTTTTTTACCGTCACCATGTAAAGAACCAGATTCCGTGTCCTCAGCCCACACGATATATGAGAGTGGAGGATTAGAAATAGCTGTAAGATGATAAACGTTGCTCGACACGCTTAAGAGTGCGTTTTTTACGTTATCAAATGTCATACAAGCCACCGTCTAGCCTTTCGAGGGTTAAATCCATTGATTTAGGCATTACTTCAACAATCTCTTGTATTCCGTTGACCTTGTACTGTTCTCCGTCAATAACTGCAATGTAAAGCTTTTTAATGGATTTTAGCAAAGGGCAACGGATTAAACTATCAATCGTAATATCATCTTGTGACGCTATGTAAACTCGGTTATATCCTAATGTCTTTTGCTTGAACCTCAATTTTGCCTTTAAAACCATTGATTCTACTGGCATTTCTCCCGGCTCGCATGTTTCCGTTAGTGTATAAAAGTTTACAACGCCATCGTTAAACGTCTGTGATTGTCGATTCATAAGCTTTCACACTTTCACTAATTTCTAAACCCATAATTTCTGGTAAATAATTAATTGTAAATTCATCAAGAGCATTACTCCACGCATATCTGCAATAATCAAATAATAACGCTCTGGGGTTATCCTCAATAGTGTAATCAAGTTCTGCCCCTGCGTGATTATCGATAAATTTAATACCACGTGAAATAATCCCTGTCAATTTTTTATCCGTATCATAATCAACCCATGTCACATCTAAATAATTTCGGATGTCTCCTAATAAGTCTATCATTATTATTCGCCATCTTTTTTTACTTCATTCACATAAATAAATGGAGCGGATTGAATTTCTTCAAACCGCTTTTTATTTATTGTTAGCCTATCGCCAACTTTGTAAAGGATATTTGTATGCTTATCTTTAAATTGTCGCACTACCTCCACTTTCATAATTTATCTCCTAAACTACTTCATCAGTTGCAACTGTGCCTGAAACCGTTACTTCTTGAATAGCTGGAACTAATGCGCTAATATCTGCATAAATAAACGCTGTATTGTCTAAAGGTTCACCATGGCCATAAGTTTTAATTAAGTAATATCTTTGATCTTCTAAAAATTTATATTCGTCTGAATATTCAAGTTTCCCTGATTTATCCATACCAATTCCCATGAAATAGCGTTTAGTTAATCCAAAAATAGCTTTTCCAGTTGGAACTTCAACCGATTGAATAACTTTTGTTGGAACTGGGAAAATGTTATTTACATATGTTCCATCAGATGCTCGAATGGTTGTAGCTGGCATAATTTTAGTTAAATAATCAATAGGATTAACAATCAATGTTACACCTGTGACAATCCTTGAATTTCCCTTGCTATCAACTGCCATCGTGGCCAATAACGCGCCATAAGATACAGGATCAAGACTTGTTACTGCAACAGTTGCTTTTACAGGATAAACGCCATCAGTAACAACAACGCCCGTTCCAACTTGCCGATTCATACCAATTGGCATATCTTTTCCAGTCCCATTAACAATGCCTTCTTCCAATCCGCAAGAAAGTGATTCTGCTAAAATAGTTCTGATATATTTATCAACCCATACTGGCCCTAAATCTAACATCGATTTCGCAATAGGGATAAATGATGATAATTTTTCAAGGTCCATTTTGATTGTTTTAAATCCAGATGTTAATTCTTTTATAATTTCAGATGTTAATGCACCCCATACAGACGCTTGTTTTGCATTTGTATTTACGATATATTCAATCAATCCACTTGTGTTTACGAAGTCAACAACTTCTAAAAGTGGATGTTGTAAAATTAATTCATCAAACACTGCATCAATAGTTGTAACAGGCATTACTTCCGCCAAATCGGTTAATGCCTGTTTAGGATTGCTTGAACGCATTGCTTCAATGGTTTTTTGATAAAACTTAGTTTCTTGTGAAGTCAATTGTCTAATTCCACGTGATGCTAAAACAGTTACATCAGTTTCATTAACAAGTGATCTTGCTTCTTGCATAATTGATTCTTGCAATGCCGTTCCAAATTCTGTTAAAGATTGTGCAAATTGTTCAGGATCGCCCGACTTAATGCTTTCTTGGAATTTTTGTGATAATTCTTTTCTTTCCACTTCAATCGTATCTGCATTTTTCATCGCAAATAACTGTAAATTCATATATTCTTTAGTTTTCATATATTCCCGCTTTCTAGCCGTTATAGGCTTGTAAAAATTTTAATAGTTTATTTTCTGGCTCTGTTTCTGGTTCAACTGGTTTTTCTATTTGCACTGGTTCTAGTTCAATTTCAATGATTGGTTCTATTTTTGCAGCTGATTCTCTAATTGTTGCAATGTCTATTTTCATTAAAACGCTTTTAATCAGTGCGTTTTTAGCGCATTGGCTAACTGCACTGGTTGAGTCATTTATAATGCTAGTTGCAAACCCCATTGTTAAACATTGCTCAGGTAATAACCACGATTCAGCATCTAGCAATGTTTGCAATTCAGCATCGTCAATGTTAATCGCTTGTTTATAAACGTTAAAAGCAGCTTGTGAAATAATATCTAAATCATCAGCTTCTTTTCTCAATTCATCAGCATTTCCAGCGCAATAATTCCACGCATTATGAACCATAAGTAATGATGCATTACTCATAATCCGTTCATCACCAGCCATAAAAACAACACTTGCAATCGAACATGCAAAACCATCATCATGTGTAATTATTTTTGCTTTATGTCTTTTTAAAGCGTTGTAAATCGCTAATCCTTCCGCTACTTCGCCACCATAAGAATTTACATATACATTAATTGTATCTGCTTCGATCGATTCCAATTCTTTAGCTAATCCATAACTTGAAACATCTGTTTCATCCCAAGGATATGACGTGATATCGCCATAAATATAAATATCTGCCGTTGTTCCGTTTTGAATTAATTGATAATATTTCTTCTTCATATTTCCCCCCTTTCAATTTTCTATATTAAAAAAACCGCCTACTCTGTATTAGACGGTTCAATCAAACTTTTTAATAAATCCTCAGCGGTACTGTAATTCTTCGTCATGAAATATTTATTAGCGAACGCTTCCTCAACTAATTGTTCTCCTAAAATATCACGAATATTATTTACTGAATAAACGCCACTTGCAATTAATTTATCAATTGCGGTTGCTGATTCCAAAATATCAACATGCTTTATGTTCCTGGTGTCTATTTTTAAGTAATTGCCATTGGTAAAACCTGCAAAACCATTTCGTTTGCGATTGATTTCTTCTTGAATCATATCAACCAATGGATCCACACAAAATGTTAGATATGATTGCATAGCATCACTAATACCTGCAATCTCACCTCGAATAAGTGCTGGTGGTATTCCAAACGCTTTAGCGGTAAAATCGCCCACATCGTCCATCATTGCCCTTATATCGCGCGTGTTTTCAGTTGATTTATAAGGGTTTTCCTTATAATCGAAACCTTTTGACAATGGTAAAACCGAATTATCATTCTCAAAATATGGTTTAAACCGTTTATTGAGCAAATCTTTTAGATATTCCTTATCTTTTTCTGTACCACTGCCCAACGCTTCTAAATTAAGAACGCCTTTAGTGCCTTTAGACGTTTGATAATGCTTCATAGTATAGCTTAATAATTTCCCGTATGAATCATAAATCATATTTACAACCTTGCGCATATCTTTTTCAGCTAACTTGAAAAACATCACATCTTTACCAGAATACGTTTTTTTAAAACTATAATCATTTACTGATACTTGGGAAAAAGTGTTATTAATTAACGCGTTTTCATCCATCGTGTAATTATCAGCCACCAACAACCCGCCACCCTCGGAAATAACTAAACACTCATTGTCTTGATATAACTTATAAATTAATTTGTGCATAAATTCACTTGAGTTCTGGTTTTTGTTTGGCTCAATGTTCCACAAGTAATATTCTTGTTCTTTTACTTCTTTATTTTTAGTGAAGGTTTTAAATTCGCATTTACTCACACTATTTGCAATCATATTTACGCAAGAATTAAACGCTAATTCTCTAAAACTTATTTCAGTTATTAAAGTTTGGTATTCATCCTCATTGATCGGTGTTGCTGTCGTGATACTG